CGTAGAGACAGTTCCCGCAATGAGTTAGACATACCGTCAGCACTGCCCCCAGCAATCTGCTGAGCAAACTGTAAGGCGTTTACATTGTTTACGGTCTCGCCTATCTCATCAGCGAGTTTTCCTTGTTCATCTGATGCAAGGGAAGAAGCTACTACCATCCCTGTTAAAGCGGTAGCGGTAGCGATAGCGGCTTTAGCTAGCCCTTTAACAATACCGACAGTCTTGCCGATATCATCTGAAAATTTCTTGGCTTCTCCGGCGTCGTATTCAAACCCCAAACCCACCAATAATTCATCTATTAAAGCCATCTCAGTTTCCCTTGGGTTTTTGGCTCATGGCTACCTTTAAGTCCATTAACTCGTGCATCATCATAAGGTCTTCCATGGAATACGTACCGTCTTGTAAATCTTTTAGACTGCACATTGGCGGTTCATTTAGTAACGGCCGATGCAAATACGTATCCACATTAGGGAACTTTTTAGGATCTACAGTGAACCCTGAACTCTGGCCAGAAGTGCCTCTGCCTTCTGGCCTTTGAGCAAATTTCCGTAATTCACCTTAACCACAAACATGAACACCTTATAAACATCCATGAGGTCATCACCGGAAAAGGTTTGGTTGAAGCTTGTTTCAGTTATTTTGGTTCCGTCACAAGCCACACCAATAACAGCCATTTTAATAAGCGCCGTTACTTCTTCAGGTGAGTTGGATTCAAATAGCAAGGCGATACCGTCGGAAAGAGCTTCTGCTTCTTCACCTTCGGTTGTTTTTACTTTGCTTGATTTTAAAGCCATGGAAGCAATCTTACCAATACTGGCACCGAATGTCTTAGCCAGTTTCATTTTCATAAGTATTGCTTTTTCAGCAGGCCACTGAGTTACACTAAACTCATGGTCGCCGATTTGAGTTGTTTCGGTATTACAAGCCATAACATAAACTCCCGGTATTCATATTATTACCCGGCCAAATAAATTCCAGGAGGAGGTATCTAATTAGGCCGGGATCCTTAGATAGTCCGCCCTCCCCCTGGAAACTGTTATCCCCCGTGAAGGAGATCCAAACGCTCTACTACAATGTTCCATTCTTGCGGTTGCGCGTTAGTACCGCGAACCATATTAGCTGGACGAGTGATATAACCTTGAGTACCAGATCCCAGGTCCAGTCCCTTGGTATCTTTAAACTGAACAAAGATCGGAACAAAAGCGCCATTCTCTTGAGCAGTAATAAACGCTGACAGAAACTTATTAGAGTCTGATGTTTGCATGATCCGGAACATAACAGTACCTGACCGGTCTGCGCTAATAGAGATAGTCATCTCACCATCTGTACCAACACTATGAGCGGCTGAGTCGTTTAGCCGTGCCAAACTTATTACATCGTCCCCTTCGTCAAAGCCTGATATTTCCAAACCATTGACAAGAAGTATTGTATTTAGGAAGCTATAATCTTTCATTGTTTACCCCTTATCGTTCAAATATACCGTTGATCTGAGCGCCGTGAATGGCACCAGCGCCTAGAGCAACAAAGCTAAGACCATTATACTGACGGTCTTCTTTGTCAGACTGGTTGGATAGTGCCACTGGTACGGTAATAGTTTTATAACCGTTAGCCAGGAACTCGCCGTCCATTGTTTCACCGGGAGCAATCAAACCATTACGAACCGCTTCATCCAATCCCTTGATAACTTGCTGCTCCAAGGCTGCTACACCTTTGTCGGTATAAGGAACCTTAGTGGTACGAGTTAGCAAATAACCAAACACATTGATCTGGATTGCGTTTTCAAGCCAGTCAATACCGTGGACTTCATCAAAGAAAGTATTGTTAGCCATGCGCGACTCGGCATACATATCGCTGGCACCAACCAGAATAAAGGCGTTGCCGCGCTTGCTGTCTAGAACCGCTTTCTCGTTTTGAGTAAGTTGTTCAACGGTAATACCCGGCCCCTGTTTAAACTTCAGCGTTATAGTGCTGTTCGGCTGGTTAAAGTTAACAGTAAAGGCGCGACCAAGTACGGAAGCAGAAGGGTATTGATCAGGGCTGGAACTGTAAGTGCTAATGGTACGGCGTAGGTTCTTAGCCTTAAGAACGCTCAGTATGTCTGATTCCGTTACACTGTCCAAAGCATCCAGGTCGTTACTGGTATTACCAAACACTTTAACTCGTGCTTCACACCAGCCAGCAGCGGCTTCAACGGCATCTTCTGTATTAACTACAAAATCGTCGCGTACTTCTTTGGTAAACAGCAAGCCGTACCAGTCAGGGTCAACATTTTGTATTGCGTTCAAGCTGGAGGTAATAGTCTCAGCCGCTACCCCGTTAACCTTAGTACCTTCACCTTGACGGATTTCCAAAAGGCTGGAAATGTTTGTACCTGTAGCCGGGTCAATACCAAATGAAATAGTAGATGTCTCGCCAGTTGTACCAGAGTTGATAAAGAAACGAACGCCATCGTGCGTTACGGTTGCAGCGGCAAAACCACCAGTAGTAATCGCCTGAACCCCTGTCTGCAGGCTAGCCGCAATTTCGGTAAAGGTTGCATCGGTTGAAAAGTCAAGAGTATCGATATCCTCTGAGACACCGTCTATAGACAAGCCAAATGCACCGTCACTAATGGCGGTAAACAAAGCAAGGTTTTCAGCGTTAGCAGCTACTGCGCCTCCACGGAGTTGAGCAGCTACCGCCGTAGGATAACGGGTAGACACTTTCAATTTGGTTGGCTTTGGCTGTTGGCTGAAATAAGCCGTTGCCGCTGCTACTACTTCTGATGTTCCGGGCCAATCGGCGGCCACACCATCCAGGTTGCTATAAGAACGAATACGCTCAGCAACACCGATAACACCAGTTTCAGCGGTAACGATGTTTAGAGTCCCAAAGCCTTTTCTCGCTGGAAAGGTAGCACCAATGGCGATACTAACACTTACCACATTTGAAACTGGGATTGTCATGTTATTACACCTCTATATTAAAGTTATACTTTAGACCGCGATACTGGAATTCACCCGCTATGTCTATTACTTGTATTGACCTAACAATGTCTTGATCAGTAGCTACGGTATTCAAAACAAGATCAAACTGTGACCTCTCTTCCCAACCGTCATCAGTCGGGCTGTCTATATCCCTAACTTCAGAACGGCTTACCAGACCAACACCCGCAGAACTAAACAGGGATTGAATTGATTCTCTTACTAAACCTATTCTAACTTTTCTAGAGTTATCCATTGCCTTAGCTCTATAAAAGTTTATTGACATTGTTATGTTCCTAAGACCCGATATATATTCAGTCACGTCTAGGTTATCTATATTGTCTTTAAAAACCCGCTGCTCCCAGCCTAAAGACTCACTCGCTAAAAAGTCAACTACAGCGTAAGCACCTACGGGCCTTGGAGCGTCTTCTTGCTTGGCTTTTATTGTATACCCCGGCGTCTCTAAAACCAAATTTACAGTGTCGCGCACTAGCTTGTTGATCGCCTCTTCGAGTAACATTAGTCTTTAACTCCCATAGCCATTGTATGACCGTAGTCATCCCAATCAGCGGAGGTTACTACTTTATACCGTTGAGACTTATAGATAATAATATCAGCGATCAAACCGGCTTCATCGTTTGTGGTACGTACTGGCTTCTTACAAATGAACAATTTTACGTCTTTGTCCTTTTCACCTTCCGGTAATATCTCTAGTTGTATAGGACTTGGTTGCTGAACACTGGCTAGGGTTTTAAAAGTAGAGGATGTTCCTTTTACATATAAGCCGTCAACATAAGTACCAGCGGAGGTTCTGATTACCGTTACTATTTGTGAGGTATCGCTGTCTAACGCTTCGGATACATTGATAACCATTACTCATCAACCTCGAATGTTATGGATTGTCTTAGGTGACCGGTATCAACTAGAGGATTGCCTTCTCGGTATACTAGCGGGGGAGAATCTATGTCGGTTATCTTATCTTGCACATCTGTTTGAACGGCTAGGCCAATAATTCCCAAAGCCCGTTTGGTATCCATATCGCCTTTTATAATCTTAAAGCTTAACTTACGGAACAAGTCTTTATAGTCACGTTTCTTTTCAATGACCGTTGATCTAAGGAAGCTACGCTCAGGAACTTTACTGCTGCCGAATTCATGTACTGCGCCAACCATAATAACGGAGGTTCCGTCAGGATAGTCGTTGCTACCTTGTGGCAACCCTACTTTGACCCCGTTCGGCCCTTTACCAAATGCTTTACTGATACGCTCTAGTTCTTTAAGCGCCTTTTCCGGGGTTCTTATTATTCTGGTTCTTGACCTCATAGTTGGTTAGCCACCAGCACGCCCGCGAAACAGGCGTTACGGGTCATTAAGAACCGTTGCCCATATACCGTACCCATATAAAAATCATCACCGTCTGAGCGATCCTTAGTGGCTACGGCGCGAGTGACAGAAACACCGCCAGCACTCTTGGAGCTTACCGGGCCAACCTTAACAGAACTATCACCGGCTTCACTGGCTTCCCCAGAGACCAGCAGATGAGCGGTAAGATGGGCTTGAGCGTAGTTGTACTTACCACACCAACGATTCTCATCAGCGCCCATGTAGATCAGCTTAGCGTCTTCTATAAAGATTTCAATGCGTTGGTCAGGGTAAACTACATCATCAGAGAACTCAGGGAACCTTGCTCTAAATAAAGCAACAGTAACGGCCATCACATTCCCCTTGTAGCTTGATAAATAATAACAGCAGCCAGTATACCGGCTACCCATTTTAGAATAGTTTTGGTTATATCGCTACGACCAATATTAATATTTGATGCAGACGTTAATGCGTCTACTTCTATTTTTACCAATTCAATGTTATCTGTATTACCTTTAAGAGCAGTTAATATCATGTCCGGATTCTGATCAGCTTGCCATAGTTCCAGGCGCATCATACGTTCATCGCCGCTATCTAAACGTTTACCAAATCTTACAATAACTTGTTCGTGGTTAGTAACTCTTTCCTCTAAGCGTATAACTTTTTCAAGCTTATCTTCTATACCGGATAACCTTTTTTCTATTGTTTCCAAAACTCTCCATAATCTAGATTCTTGATCGTTATCAGCCACAATGAGTATCCAGCTTATTATATGAGTTTATGGAACATTCTTTATAACCCTGTTTAAGATTATAAAGAATAGCCCCTGTTACCAAGGGCTAATCCAGGAGTTTACTTCTGGGTCTTAGGCTTAGCCTGAGACTTGGACTTAGACTTTGAAACTTCGCTTTCAAGTTCCTGGTCGTCCTGAATCTTACCAAAAGCCAACTTACCTTCTTCTTTCAGTTGAGCTACATAAGTATCAACGGTCTTGCCGTCTTTACCTGTGAACTCTTCCCAGTGTTTGTCGTCTACCACGTTAAAACCTGGGACGATTCGCACTGTAACCCGATTACCACTTTTACCAATGGTTTTCAGGTTGTACTGTCGCTGAGTGTTATTGATTACACCGGCCATGATATCAAATCCCTGTAGCGATTGCGAGTGACAGCGGGTAATAGATATTAAGACCCGCCAAACGGTTACGTCCCGGTACAATGAACTCAAGGTTCTTTTGCTGTACCGGCATCATTTCCAACTCTACTGGGATTTCCAATTGCAGCTTGTCCGGGTTACGGTCATAGGCTACCATTGCATCCGCTGAGAGGCTGGGATTAAGCTCTGATGAGCATTCGTTAACAGGAATAATATCTGCCACATTGCTCAGGTACGGGCTATTCTGTACCAGGAACATGAGGATAGTGGTATCACTGTTACTTGCACGAGGAGTAGAGCTGATATAAGACCACTGAGCAGGAGGCAACATAAGAGTATTACCGCGCTCAACCATCTTAGTAGTTTCAAAGATATCAGCGAACAAGTCGTTAACATCAAACAGAATTTCGTCTGGTGTCTTGCTTGTCCAGTCTTTGGTAGCACCTGCACCATCAACAACCGCACCG